TCTTTTTATTTATTAGTTACCGCTTCTTGTTTTAACTACTGTGAAAGTAAATGGTCCTGTCATGTTATCTACATTAGTCCATTCATATCCGTTTGATGCCATAGCAAGTGTACTATTACATGGTCCTACCACTACATTTGTATATCCTAATAATACACCATCACCACCACCAGCAATCCAAGTTTCAACTCTACCGTCATAATGGTCATTAACAATAAGCATTCCTGAAAAGTTATCAATTAAATGTGAAGCACCATTAGCTACAGCAACTGTATCATTAGATGAGTCAGCTACAATTAAGTTACCTTCAGCATCTATAACTGGCTCAGTAATTTGTGCTGCAAAGTTTTCTACTGTGATAACACCTGCAAGATATCCATCATCTCTACGGTCATCCTTTAAACCAATTGGCATTAATGTTGTTGCTGGATCAACACTTGTTACATATCGTTTATTTTTTATCCAGCTAATAATATTTAAAATATCCATAATAATTATTTGTAAAGTTCTTCAACTCTAGCAATTACATCTGCATCAGTCCATTGACCAATTGCATCATAAGCAGCTCCTGCCCAAAGAGTTATAACACCTAATTCTCTAGTATGTGCTTTTACTTCTTTTCTTGAGTTGCTATCAATAAGTTCTACAATTGTTAATTCTTCAATAGTTCTTTTTAACTCTTGAACTACTACTATTTCTTTTGGTGTTTCAAATGTGATTTTCATAATATATTTTATTTAATTTATTAAAGTCTTACTGCCTCTATGGCAAAAGTTGTTTGATTATAATATAAATACGTATTTCCTGCTATTGCTCCGTTAGGTACAGTGATTGCTGTAGTTGCGGCTGCTCTATCAACATAAGATGGTAATGTTGCATTAGCAAAAACTGTTTGTCCTGATAATGATCCACCTTTATGTGCTCTATAACCAAAAGCATTTACGTTATTTCCTGAAGAGTTCATACCTGCTTCTCTTCCAAAGAAATTAGAATTATTTGCACTTGGTGCATCTTTACCTGCTTCACGTCCTATAAAATTAGAGTAAGATGCATTAGTAGCTCTTAGTCCTGCACTGTCTCCAATAAAGTTTGAGTTACTAGCATTAGTAGCACTGTCTCCAGAAGATGATCCTATAAAAATTGAGTTATAAGCATTAACTGCATTTATCCCAGAGAAAGGACCAATGAATGTTGAATAGCTTGCATAGGTAGCAGTAAAACCAGCATAGTAACCTAGAAAAGTTGAATAGTTAGCAAAATTTGCTTGTTGACCTGAAGAACCTCCAATGAAAATTGAATGATCTGCATTGCTTGCATTGTATCCTGCATAAGCTCCTAGAAAATTTGAATTATTAGCATTATTAGCAAATTTACCTGCACCATTTCCTAGAAAGTTTGAAGCATTAGCATAAGTTGCTTCTCTACCTGCCTCAAATCCTAAAAAATTAGAACTATATGCTTCTGTTGCATCTCTACCTGCATTACCTCCTAAGAAGTTTGATAGGTTTCCCATTGTTGCATTATAACCTGCTTTATTACCAATAAATGTTGAAAGTTGAACAAGTGGTGTATTGTAACCTGCTTGTTCTCCCAATGCAATATTATCAATAGGACCTATTGGTCCGGCTAAAGGATCTGTAGAATACAATGACGTACCATCAGTGGCAATTGATGATGCTGATCCAGCTAATAAATCTTCAACTGTTATTACTCCTGCTAAGTAACCGTCATCCCTGCGGTCATCTTTTAATCCTACTGGTATTACTGATTTAGTTGGATCAACTGAGGTTACTTGACGTTTACCTTTTACCCAAGAAATAATATTTAAAATATCCATTGCTTTATTTTTTAATTAATACATATAATATAATATACACAATATTAATATAAAAAACAAAATCCCAGAATAATAATCTGGGATTCCCTTACCTATCATGTTAATTTAATACGTTTAAATATTAGAGTACACAAATATATAAAAAAAATTCCCAATAAGAATAAACTTACCGGGAATCTTTTTTCAGCGAGAAGACTGAGAAGAAAAGGAGGTGCTAAAGTATATATAATATTTTAATTATACATATCTTCTACTTCTCTTTTTTCTAACTTTTTTTATTTTAGGTAAACCTTTTCTTGCAGATTGTCTATGCTTTATCATTGCATTTTTCATGCGCGCATCCTCACTTCTCACAATTCTTTCTCTATTTCCTAGATCAGCATTGTGAGTCCTACCTTGATTATAGTTAGGACCTACAGAGTGAGGGGCACATGAATACAACAAAAACAAAAACAAAAAATATCTCATTTCTTTAACTCAGCAATTCTTCTTTTTAAATACACTTCTGCTTTTTCTAAGTCTTCTAATTCTTTTGACTTATCTTTTTTACCAGCTCTTGCAACATACTTAATAACATTACCTAAGTAAAAGTCTTTATCTAAGCCCCATGCTTCAAGAACATTAAATACTTCATATGTACTGTTAGCTCCTCCATAATGAGAAGGTCTTAGTGGAGAATGTTTAGCAGTACAATCTGGTGCTGTAACTGCTTTAGGTTTTGTACCAGCAAATGGATCATTACCTACATAAGGACTAGACTCAGTTCTTCTAAGATAATCCTTATACATTTCTTGACTTTTATTAGCAGCAATCTCAGCCATAATTTTCAAACTCTTATTATATGTATTAGATGTCTCAGGTTTTCCTGCCATCCTTTTATATTCATCACAAACTAATTCAGGCATCTTACCAAACAATTGCAATGTCATATTCACTCAACATAAGCTTGATGCTTTCTTCTACTTCAATTACTTCTGCATTTTTAATTGCATTAACTGAGATATAAACTTGGTCACCTGCTGCTACAGTTTTAACTTCTTCTCCAACGGCATACACTTCTAAACGTGTCCATTGTTTCATTGCTTCTTGCTCAATGTGTGCTTTATCTGCTTCACTTAATTGGATAGCTGATTCTTTCATTACTGGTTGGTTAACCAATACTCTACGTCCTTTTAGACTCTTAAATGCTGTACTCATGGTTTTTGTTTTTTATTATAACTTAACATTTCTACTTTCAATTTTGGATAACTATTATACCCTGCCAAATTAAAGTCCTGTAAAGATAATGAATTAATTACACTATTAAAGTTTAAACGTGATGGATTTTTTAAAAAAAGTTTAAACTTAGATTTATCAATTTCCAGTTTACTCTCTCCATATAATTCAGGATCTCTAAACATTAACTCTTTAGCTACGTCAACTTGATTATCATATATATGTACATTCTTTAACTCTCCGATTACTGCGTTGCATTTATATCCTGTTAAGATTTCCAGTACTTGTGCTAGTGCAGCATAGAACATTATATTAACAGGAGTACCTAAGAAAAAATCTGTAGACCTTTGACTCCATACTAATGTAAACTTATAAGTATTATCTATTGGTTGGCACACTACCTGGAAAGAATAATGACAAGGAGGTAAACACATATTAGGTAAATCAGCAGGGTTCCAAGAGTTAACAATTAATGATGTTGACATAGGTGTTTTAATCATGGAAGAAACAAGGTTAAATAACTGATCAACTCCATTGGAGTTTCTCCACTGATGAGGATAGATCTTACCCATATCATAAATGTGCGCGGGTAATTCTTCAATCTTTTTATCATCATTTTTCCAATCCTCATATAATGCTTTTGCTGTTGTTTCATTGTACTTATTAAATCTGGCCCAATCTTTATCCCAGAATCTAACACCACTTTTCCACAAATCTCTTATATCTGTAGAACCAGACATAAAAAATAATAACTCAGCTATTGCTCCTTTGAAATAAATCTCTTTAGTGGTTAATGCTGGAAACCCAACACTAGGTCTGCAATACAAATTGATCATTGCTATCTCAATTCTTTCTACTCCTTTTCTATTTGGGTCTTCATACTTATATCCCCCATAATAAATCTCCTCTAATACTTTCTTGTACTGCGTATCAAATACTGCCATATATCCTTTTTATAAATTACTTCTCAAAAAATAAGCTCTAAGTTTTTACCTCAGAGCTTAAGTCTTATCAATCAAATAAAAATAAATGTACCGTAAACATCTATATTACGGATGTAAAGATAAGTATTTTATCCTAATTCTTTATACATTTTTTCAAATATTTTTTTAGACATTACAGAGTACTCCCCGTTCCAATCCTGTATAAGATAGTCCCCCTCATCAATTCTAAATTCTCTACCCCCGGTGTTAATCCATAAAGCCCAAAACTTTTTCTGCCTATAATCAACCATACCTTCAAAGTCTTCTCTACTAGCAATTTCTAATGCCATCTTCTCCGTACCATCATACTGCATTGCCTCAATAGTCTTTGGTCTCTCTGTATATAATTTCATGATCACAATTTTAATAACACAAATATATAAAAAAACCCAGGAAGTAATTCTTGATCAGAGAAACTTTCCTGGGGGTAGTAAAGTTATAGACATAGTCATTTCCCTTACTGAGAAGTCCAAACCTGGGACGCTGATCTTACGGTAAGCGTGTCTGGCACTGAACCTATAGAATAGAATCTACAGGGATGATACAACTAAAACCGTAACACGGCTTCTTTACTCCTTTAACACTAACACCCAATATTGGGATGGTCAATGAGCTAATACAAATATAAAGTAATTATTTACTTTTTATTATAACCTTCTACTTGTCTACGTTGTCTATCTTTAGTTCTTGCATCTTGCCAATGAATTGCTTCTTCAATCTTTGTAATACTCAAAGCATTTTCTCTACAAGGAAAAGTTTCATTCAGGCTTTCAAATAAACACTTAACATACTTCAACATATCTAATGCTTGTACACCATTAACACCTACTTCACTAATTGGATCAGATTGTAAAGTAAATTTTACTATAGGTGCTACACCTTTTACATCTTCTGCATTTTCAATTTCAATAAATGTTCCAGGAATCTCTGAATAACATTCATCATTGTATTTTAACAATGCTTTTTTTACGTGTCTCATAATATTAATTTTTTACAAATATAAAACAAAATCCCCAGACTGGCATCTGAGGATCTTCTTACCTAACTTTAAGTTAACGAGTTTTTCATGTGTGAAGTATGAACTTGTGCAAATATAATAACATTGGTACAATATCAGATAACAATTTCCGGGAATTTTCACCCTGAGCGCAATCTCTTAATGTACAAATGCCTTTGGGTATTTACAATCACTGTATGTAAGAGAGGGTGGTGACCCCTAAACTGCAAGCCCCCGGCCCTTGCGTCAAGACATGGTACCCCCTGTCTTTTCACAATGACCTAAGCAGCTCTGCGCAAAGCTCCGCCAACTTTTACCTCTGGCAAAAAGTTACTACACTTTGCTTGATCCACTTGACCTTGGCATCTTGCTGTCTGCTTCTGGCAGCCATCAACATGCTCTGCTAACCCTGAGGTAAACTTGAAATTATAAATTTAAAGTTATGAAAATCATAGTATCTACAGCCAAGTTCTCAAAAAATGAGAACTCAACTTACGTTTCAGTTGTAAACAACAAAGTTCCTAACTTTGTTATCAACAACAAGTATGCCGCCGGAGTTGGCATACCTGCAGGCTCATTTGCCATTGTAAACTATACAATGGAAAAAAGCCCTTGTGGTAAGTTTGACAATATCAAACTTGAGCTGATTGCTAAAATCAGTGGAACTGATTACGCAAAGCTAGTGCTCTCTGAGGAATGATATCCTCAAGAGCATTAGCTCTTTTTTTTCTCTTGTAAACCTGAATAGCTCATGCATACAGCGCATACATATGCAGGTGTGCTGTACCCTATTTTTTCTAACCCTTAAATTAAAGAGATATAGATGTTAAACAATATAAACTTATAAATATGGATACGGAAACTGTATACAAGATAATTGCTATGATAGACAGTAGATTAGCTGTCATAGAGGAATCATTCATCATTGATCCAGATAGTGAAGTGCGCTATGATGCAGCGCAGCAACTGGGCAAAGAAAAAGCTCTTGAGGAGTTGAGAAATCACCTACAAGAATGCATTGAAAACGTATAATATATAAACTTATAAATATGGACAAAATAGTAAAAGTTGCTCTGAATGCAACATTTAAACCGGAAAATATAAACGCGTTGATGGAAGTAATCAATGCTACACCTAATCCTGTAATGGCAACAGAACTGTTGTTAGGGATCTATGAAGAACCAGAGTTGCTGAAGGTGGTAGATGACAGAGGGACAATTAAGACCTTGGAATCTGTGAACCACTGGGAAAACACAGTGAATTATAGCTATGATGAGGAGAAGATCATCAGGTTCTATATTTTACCTGATCAAGACAAGTCTGAGGTAAACTTAGAAAATTACAAACACTTTGAGCAGCAGTGGAGAAGTGGGGAAGATTTGCAGTCTGTACAGTTACCTACAGGTGAAATGACAAAGCGTACTGGAAGCTGTGGTGTAGATCAATGGCTACATTACAAGAGTCCAGAGGTCAAATGACAATAAGAATAACAGGAGAATACAAATCCTGTTATTCTCTTTTATAAACCCCTTTTTTTTCTAACCCTTAGCTTAAAGTGATATACAATGTTTAACTAATAAACTTATAAACGATGAAAGCAGTATTCAAGAACTCTTATCCAAGTAAAAACGGTAATGAAGTATTCGTATTCAGATTAGCTGGTAGCACAGAAGAGCTAGAGCAGTATGTGTCTGATAATCCACGTATGCCTGCTGATGATGATGGAACACCGTTGTTCTTTACAACATTTCCAACTATCAACTATGCTGATAAGGCAGGTGTGGATGTGTACCGTAGTTCAAAAGGTTCTTATTCTCTGGAGAATTCAGAGATCAGAAGAGCTCAGGCTTTGGCGAAAACTATGGGTGCGGAGACTGAGTTCAGAAGTGCAATGGTACAAAGTGTTATCGGTTCAGTATTTAAACTGAAAGCAAGTAACCCTTTTGCAGCTGTTACTGATGCTCCTGTAGCTCAAGTAGCTGAAGTTGCACCTTCTGACCTAGAAGCAGAAGTAGACGGTGAATAATAGTACCCGTGTAAAGATGTCCCATAACACAGGGGAGTGAGAAGTCTTGGAACTCAATGTGTGAAAGTATTGCAGCAGTAACGTAGGAAACTATGTTGCTGTTGCTTTTTTTGTCCTGATACCCTTTTCTTTCTAACCCTTTGGTTAAACAGGACTGTGTGCTGAATATATACACATACATAAGTGATGATAAGTCAAGACATATAATTATTATAGCCTTACTTATCTACTTATTCACACATAAACAAGACTACAATTATTATGTTGTACAAGATATTATATACTCAGTCAGCATCAATAAGATTATACTTATACAATGATATAATGCTTGGTACAATACAGAGAGTTGTCTCCACCGTGTGGGCAAAGTAGACTCACATCCTGATAATCAAGCAGTTATATTTTAGGCATAATTAAAAATTGTGCGTGAAAAGGTGTGAGAAGATGATGGACAGAAAAACTATCACCTAATCTTATGCTTCAAGTAACCCACTTAAATCACTGATACAGCTATACATACAATTAAATATATAGCTAAACAAGTATAAGTGAGTTAATCTATCATACTATTAGTCTTAGTACTAGTATTATCTATAGTATTAGTATTAACAGTATTACTTGTATTAGTACTATATCAAATAAGAGTATTATAGTATCCGGTCTATTTGCAAATTCAACTAAAAAATATAAACAATGGAAGACTTAACAGTAAGATCAAAAACAGTGCTTAACATATTAGGCATTGAAACAGTAGAACAGTTAGTATCTGCTGAGTTACCTGAAATAGGTACAGTATTAAGAAGAGATTTCTTTGGAGTGTATTTAACCTACTCTAGAAAGGTAGATGAGGAATTAAGAAAACTTATTGATGATACTATAGATAGTGTAGCTAATGCTATACTATAGTATCCGGTTTATTATTACTAATCAGTTACCTGAACTAATGATGGTAACAGATATATATTATGTATCACAATTCAAGCAATGTATCAGCCAATTCATTGCAGTACTTATAGTACTTAACGGCTAACACTTTATACTAGTTCAAAGAGTGAAAAGAATACTAGTTATATGTCCAACATACGTCAAGACTTTAAATTGTAACGTGGTAAACGGTCTGCTTATACACCAGTCGCAAAACAATAGTGTATTATTACTCTCATCCAAGCAGGATTATTTGACATGAGATCCATGTAACAGTTGACGCCTGTAGTCAACTATAAAATAGGCAGGTAAGGGTTGCAACCTTGTGAGAGTACGACTAAGGGATTTTAATGTAGCTTCTTTTATTCCCTTAAACTGTTTAACCAACAGTTAATCAAAGAAAAAACTAGGTTAGGTGATATTACTGTGGTAGTAATAGTGTACTAACTGATGTTTCTAAGCTACAAATAACAGCTTACATAGTGCTTATTACAAACTATGTTAAATTGAAAGTAATAAAACTAACTTTCTGCTTCAACCTGCATAACGGTCAGAAGGGGTAATCAAGCCCTTTAGTAATGTACCATTCCTGATTCCCAAGGTCAGGCAGTTGTAATAACTACAAAACTTTATAGAGTATAAGCGGGTAGACAAATCTATGCTACGCAATTAGCTACCACCTAAACTGCAGTATATTGCAAGATGCAGGTAATGGATACTGAGGTAAGCTCTCGGTGATTTGTCCTATAAAGATGTTATTATAACTGAGTACAGAGGGGTTATTAACTGAAAAATATAAACTGAAAATTAAAACTGAAAAGATTATGAAAACATTTAAAGACTTAGAATTTACAGACAAAGACTATATTGATGGTCAAAGAGCTGTATTAGAATTTGATAATGGATATGGTATATCTGTTATAACAGGATATGGAGCTTATGGTAATGCGGAATCTCCATATGAAATAGCTATACTTAAAGAAGGTAGCTTATGTTATGATACACCTATTACAAATGATGTAATTGGGTATAGTACAGCAGAAGAAGTAACTAAAATAATGATTAAAATACAGGAGTTATGATTCTACTAGAGATTATATTTGGTTTTATCTTTGTTACCCAAATATATAGTTGGGTAAGAGAGTTAAATATTCATCACAAGAAAATCAATAAAAGAAGATGAGATTTAGTATTAACTACACTGTGGGGAGATTTCCTCACAGTGATATAGTAACTTGTGTTACTGTAGGTGATTTAATAAGAGCTATAGACCTAGTACTATATGAAAATAAATTAAACCGGGAAGAAATAACAATAGAAGAGATATGGTAGGATTTGGAGGATACATCTGTGATGTAATAATACAAAGATATGGTACAAGTAATCCAGCAATTAGATTACTTGATGTAGAGGATGGTATGCCTGTAGCAGTAGCTACACTTAATGCTAATGGTCTTGAGTTAGATGAAGTAGCTATAAAAGATTACTCAGAAAATAAAGGTATGTATGAAACATTACTTGAGAATGGTATTATACACCCAAAACATAGGGAAATAAGTACAGGTCATGTTACTGTACCAGTGTGTAAACTAACTGAATATTATACACTATGACACAGGAGTTTGTAAATTATAATCAAGCCTTAGCTCTTAAAGAGTTAGGGTTTGATGAACCTTGTTTAGCTTTCTTTC